AATGGTGACTTGTATGAGTTTGATTTGATTCGTGTTATTTCTGCTGGTGTAAGAGACGCAGATGCTGAAGGTGTTGAGGGAATGTCAGCATCCAAGATGCGTAAGGCAGTTGTTGATGGAGACTTTGATGCTTTTCGTCGTGGCACTCCAAAAGAACTGGACGATGGTGATACTCAGGCACTGTTTGATGCAGTTCGCTCTGGTATGAAGATTAAAGCGAAGAAAAAAGAAGTTTCAGAAATGTGGGAAATCGCTCCTAAGTGTGATCCCAAAGGATTGAGAGATCACTATGTTTCTGGTGATATCTTTAATCTTGGTGATATTGTAGAGAATTTAAACACTGGATTGATTGGCGAGATTGTCCGTCGCGGAACTAACCACTTGATCTGTGTGACTAAAGAGAACTACATGTTTAAGTCCTGGATCCGTGATGTGATGGAAGCAGTTGTAAACTATCCAGGTCCATCGGGTGTTCCTGCTAATCAGAGAGAAGTTGGAACAGATGCTTTGAGAAAGTATGCCGAGTCAATGGTCAAGGGTTCTACATGGGGTAGGCAATTCATAAATAAATATAAGAGAAAGTAAGAGTATTTGTCTTCAGATGGATAAACCTGCACAACAGGCACCTGGTGCTTCTGATAAAGTAAGAAAGGCTGCTAGACAGTTGGCATATGATGTTAGATATAAAGTAAAGGGTCAATTTAAAGATGGACAGAAAACTGATCCTGCTTCACTGAAGCGTGCTTATATGCAGCAGTTAGGTAAGTCACCTGCTCCCGGTCCTGTAAAACTTCTTGCCAAAAAGATGTTGATTGGTGAAGAGTATGATTTTATTTCTGTTGAAGAAACTGTAATCGATTCTGTCTCCAAGATTTTTGGAACAGTATTTGAAGGTAAAGAAGAATCTTTTACTCTTCGTGTTACTGATAAGAAAACTGGAAAAACTTATTACCGAAAGGGTAATCGTGCCAAGATTTCTGAATTGAGAAAAAATCCTAATATTGCTTCTGTTGAAATTTCTGGAAGAAGCACTTCGGATACTTATGATAAAACAGGACAAAAAGGAAAGAAAGGAAAATTAGATCCAGTTGGTAAAGAAGATGCCGATGTTAATAATGATGGTAAAGTAGATAAGAGTGATTCTTATCTCAAGAATCGTCGTGAAAAGATTGGTAAGGCAATCGCCAAAGAAGAATTTATTGGTGAAGTTGCCCAAGATGAAAATAAAAAGAAACATGATGTAATGAAGGGTAAAAATAAAATTGTTGTAAATCCACCGGTAAACGAACAACAAGCAACAATGGAAAAACCAAGTTCTGGTCCTTCACCAGAAGAAAAGAGACAACTTGAAGTTAAGAAGAGAATGCTTCAGAAAAAAATGATGCTTCAAAAGCAGGCAATGCAAATGCAGAAGCAAGGAAGACTTCCTCTAAATTACAGTGAAGAGAATGAGGGTAATGGAGCATGTTTGAAGTGTGGAGAGATTCATGAGGGATCATGTGCCCCCAAATCTAAAGAATCTAAAGAGACTCCAGATTCTAGAGGAAATTACGCTATGATGAACTTGATCAAAAATAAGTTGAGAGCACGAGGTATTAAAATGTCTTATGAACCTCAAGGTAGTATGATTGAAAGTAATGTTTTTGATAAGGTAAAAGCAGATCTTGAAAAAAAGCATGGTAAAGGTTCTATAATGGGAACCCCAAAAAAAGCGGTTGACTGGGCAAAGGTTAATGCTAAAAGATCCGGTGCTAGTAAAGATATGAGAAATCAAAGAGAGAAAGAATCACAAGGTAGATATCGTGGTGGTTACGCTGGAGATTGAGTAATGCCTGCCATATCGAAAGCACAGCAAAGATTCATGGGTATGGTGTATGCCACTAAAAAAGGTGATATGCCCAATCCTTCTCCTGAAGTTGCTGCCGCAGCAGCATCTATGAAGAAAAAAGATGCCAAAGATTTTGCATCAACCAAGCACAAAGGACTTCCTGAAAAGAAAAAGATTTCTGAAAAAATTGATTTAACTGATCGTAAGCAGATGCGTCGTATTGCCGATGCCGAAAAAAGACATAAAGAACAAGACAAACGAATGAAGTTTGGAAAGTTTTATGCCAAGGCAAAAGAGGCAAGAGATCGTCTTCGTCCTGGTGAAGTGAAGAAATGGGACAAAGAGAAAGGAAAATTTGTATCAAATAAGGAGTAAAAAATGGCTATCACTCACATAAAAAAAGTTAGACACTTAGAAATTCTCAATAATTCTGATAACATTGTTTGCCAAGTACTAATCGTTATTCGTAGCCTAGATGATTCTGTAGAACCAAATCTTAAAAACAGGGAAAGATTGGGATTTGAATTAGATACTAGTAATATAACACCATCTACTTCAGGATTTATTCAATATGAAAATCTGACAGAAGAAACTATTCTTAGTTGGTTTAGTTCTCAGATATCCGAACATGAAAATATGGTAGAGGATTATTTTGATAGTGTAAAGAATCCTCCCCCACCAGCAACTGTATCTAAAGAACTTCCTTGGTAAATAAATCTTTAAGTTCCTATATAGTTTAGATGTTGGTATCGAACTATGTTAGCATTTCTTCTCCCACTAGCTTCAAAGATTATTAAAGATGCAGTTGCCAAGATTCCGGAAAATGAAGAACTTGGTGAGAAGATGGTTGAGATCTGTCTTGTTATTCTTGCTAAGGCAGTTAAGTTAACTAAAACTGAAATGGATGATCAGTTGCTTGAAGTCGTGACAAAGGCAATTAGAACCAGAGAAGAGGAATAAATTATAAATATCATTATAAAGAATTATAGGGTAAGGAAACATGTCTCTTTGGGGCAATAAAGATACAGTCTATTCGACTGGAAATATCACCACGATTGCCATTACTAATGGTGATGGTGTAATTACTGCAAGTGGAAGCACTTGGAGTGAAGGAAATGGAGTTGTTCCTGGACTGGTAATCACCATGGGAGCAAAAGGTAGTGGTATTATTAAGAGTGTAGATTCTACGACTCAACTTACATTAGTTGGTGCCACTGGTCTTACGGCAGAAGGATCTTTAACACAATCATATAATATTTCTGAACAACCAAAATCTCTTGTTTTAGATTCAAATTATGATGGAGATGAGATTTATGGTGTGGATGTTGCGGAACAACAAGAAACGGTAGATGATGCTTCTCAATATCATCCTGCTCATGCCGGTTGGGTTGGTATTACAACCTATACAGATAATCACGGAAATCTTAGAGTTAAAACTGAAGTATTAGTTGCTGGAAGCATGATTACTGCAGACGCCTCTGACGATACAATTCTGCCAGATAGCTGATATGTAATATGAGATTTGATGAGTTGAATGAGAGTAATTATTTACTCTTTGCTATAAAATTTTATGATAATCCTCAGGCAGTCACAAAAGACGACTTTGAAGATGATTTGAAACGCATCAAATACATCAAAAGGTTATTGAAAAGGTATAAAAATACTGGGGAACTTAAGACTCATCTTATACTCAATCATCTAACGGTGCTGTTCAATGTCTTCAATGACGCTGCAGTACCGTTGTTGTTTTATAATATGGAACCTGAACTTTGGCCGTGCATCAAAAGTTTTTTGATATTTTTGGATAGGATACCTGAATTTCCAACAACGAAAATAAATACCATACAAGAAGATCAATATTGTTTGTCTCAGTTGCAGGAACTCTAATGAATATGGATAAAATTATAAATATTATTAGAAATCTTAATGAAGAAGGAATCCCCACAAATAATGCCAGTGGTGGAGCAATAGCGGGACTTCCTCCTGATGAACCTCCTGTGAAGAAGAAAAAAAGAGAAACACCTGTCGGTAGATATGGATCAAGAAGAATGTGGATACAAAATTTACGAGGAAAGTAACGTGTTCAGTCAAGGATCAAAGATAGCAGTTCTTGAATCGAAACTTGATATGTATGAAGAACTCTCCAAAGAAATGTTGAGTAAATTAGAATCTGCTGTAGATAAAATATCTGAGGGTAACAATAGGATTGCTCAAATTCTTACCAAACATGATGAAAGAATTGAGCAAAGTATGAAAACTGATGATTTGATTATTAAAATGATTGATGAATTAAAGGATACTGAGGATAAAAATACTAAGATTATTCATGATAGGATTGATAGAATTCAAATAGATTTAAAAGCATTATCTAAGTTTAGATGGCAGGTTGGTGGAGTTTTTGTTGTTGGAGCACTCTTGATAGGTGCCGGTAGTAGAATCGTCCCTATGTTCTTGACTCCACAACCACAGCAGGTTATAATAGAAAGACAGTAGAAGTCTTTTGTAATGGATCTGATTGATTCCAAATATGTTGGTTTAGTTTCTGCTCGATTACAAAAGTTTAAAAAAGTCAAAGCAGATCTGTATAATTTCAGGTGCCCTATTTGTGGAGACTCTCAGAAAAATAAAAACAAGACACGGGGATATATCTACCAGGTCAAAAATAATACCAACTTTAAGTGCCACAACTGTGGTGCTAGTATGTCTTTCAGCAATTTCTTAAAGAAGATGGACACTGTGATGCACAAACAGTATACTCTTGAAAAATTTAAGGAGGGACATACTGGTAGAAATTTTGTTGTAGAAGAACCTAAGTTTGATTTTAAAAAACCTGTTTTTAAAAAAACTATTAATTTACCAAAAGCATCTTCAAATTCTTTTGCCAAAAGATATCTTGAAAAAAGACAAATAGATCCGGATAAATTTTACTATGCCGAGAAATTTAAAACTTGGACTAATACTCAAAAGAAAACTTTTGAGTATACTGGTAAAGATGAGTCTAGAATTGTAATACCAATGTATGATGAAAATAAGAAATTACTTGGTTTTCAGGGAAGGGCACTAGATAACTCTCCTAATAAATATATCACCATTATGATTCAGGAGGAAGCGCCAAAGATATATGGACTGGAAACAATCGATACAAAGTTGCCCGTTTATGTTGTCGAAGGACCATTCGACAGCACATTCATTTCAAATTCAATTGCTCTTTGTGGAGCTGACGGTGATATTGCTAAGTGGGGTATTAGCAATCCTGTTTGGGTTTATGATAACGAACCAAGGAACAGAGAAATTGTCGAACGAATTCGCAAAACAATCGATAGTGGTGATTCCATAGTTATTTGGCCAAATAATATAACAGAAAAAGATATCAATGATATGGTTCTTGCTGGACATGAAGTTATGTCTATGTTAAAATCAAATACTTATCACGGACTAGAAGCAAAAATTAAATTCAACAATTGGAAAAAAGTATGACCAACGGCACAAAAGTAGTTAAGAGAAATGGAACAACAGAACCTCTTGATTTGAACAAACTCCACAAAATGGTTGATGAGGCATGTAAAGATTTAGCAGGTGTCTCTTCAAGTCAGGTTGAAATACAATCTGGTATTCAATTTTATGATGGAATTTCAACAGCAGAAGTACAAGAAATTTTAATTCGTTCTGCTTCCGATCTTATTGATCTTGAACATCCCAACTATCAATTTGTTGCTGCTCGTCTCCTTTTATTTGCTCTTCGTAAGCAATTATTTGGGCGTATGCACGAAGCACCAGTTCTTAAAGATCATGTGAAAAAGTGTATCGAAAAGGGTGTTTATGACGTAGAAATTTTAAATTTATACAGTGATGAAGAGTTTGATAAACTTGAATCTTTTATTGATCATGATCGTGATTATCTATTCACATATGCCGGATTACGGCAAGTTGTGGATAAATACTTAGTGCAGGATAGAAGCACTGGGGAACTTTACGAAACACCGCAGTTCATGTATATTTTGATTGCGGCAACAATATTTTCTAAGTATCCTCAAGAAGTAAGACTGGATTATGTAAAAAGATATTATGACGCAATCTCAAAACACAAAATCAACATTCCCACACCTATCATGGCAGGAGTGCGAACTCCACTTCGACAATATGCTAGCTGTGTTCTTGTTGATGTTGATGACTCCCTCGATTCTATCTTTAGTTCTGATATGGCAATTGGCAAATACGTTGCACAAAGAGCGGGAATCGGCATCAACGCGGGTCGCATCCGTGGCATCAACAGTAAAATCAGAGGTGGAGAAGTTCAACACACAGGCGTTGTTCCTTTCCTCAAGAAGTTTGAAGCGACTGTCCGATGCTGCACTCAAAATGGCATCCGAGGTGGATCAGCGACTGTCCACTTCCCAATCTGGCACCAAGAAATCAGAGACATCATCGTCCTGAAGAATAATAAAGGAACGGAAGATAATAGGGTAAGAAAACTTGACTACTCCATCCAGATTTCAAAACTTTTCTATGAGCGTTTCATCCAGAATGGAGAAATTAGCTTGTTCTCACCGCATGACGTACCAGGTCTGTATGATGCTTTTGGTACTGATGCATTTGACGCTCGCTATGTGGGTTATGAACAGGATCAGTCTGTTCCAAGAACGACTGTTGGAGCACAAGAACTTTTTCTGGACATCTTGAAAGAGAGAGCAGAAACTGGTAGACTGTATATCATGAATATTGATCACTGTAACAGTCACTCTTCCTTTACCGACAAGGTTGAGATGAGTAACCTGTGTCAAGAGATCACTCTTCCTACCAAACCACTGAACCACATTGATGATGAAAATGGGGAAATTGCTCTCTGTATCCTTTCTGCTATTAATATTGGTAAAATTAGGGGCACTGAGGATCTTGAAAGCCTCTGTGATCTTGCTGTTAGGAGTCTTGATGAACTTATTGATTTTCAAGGATATCCCATCAGAGCAGCAGAAATCGCCACCAGGGCACGTCGTTCACTTGGAATAGGTTATATTGGTCTGGCACATTATCTTGCCAAGCACGGTGCCTCTTATCAGGATCCTGAGGCATGGAAACTGGTTCATGATCTTACTGAGGCATTCCAATATTATTTGATTCGTGCTACAGTAGATCTTGCTAAAGAGAAAGGTGCCTGTGAGTATAGTGGCCGAACAAAATATGGTCAGGGAGTTCTTCCGATTGATACATATAAGAAGGATGTAGATGAAATCGTACCGAATGAGCTTCACTATGATTGGGAGTGTCTTAGAGACGATATCATCCGATATGGAGTACGGAACTCAACATTGTCCGCACAAATGCCTTCAGAGAGCAGTTCCGTTGTGTCAAATGCCACAAATGGAATCGAACCACCTAGAGCGTACTTGTCCACTAAAAAGAGCAAAAAGGGAACCCTTAAGCAGGTTGTTCCGCAATACACAACTCTTAAAAACAATTATACGCTTCTTTGGGATATGGAGTCCAATAATGGTTATATTAATATTGTTGCTGTGATGCAAAAGTTCTTTGATCAGGCAATTTCTGGAAACTGGAGCTACAATCCCCAAAATTATGATAATAATGAAGTTCCTGTTTCAGTGATGGCACAAGATTTACTTAAAACCTATAAGTATGGATGGAAGACTTCTTATTATCAGAATACATATGATAATAAGAATGACGAACTTGAAGAACAAAAATCAGAATTAGAAAGTTTAATTAGTCAATTAGAAACCGCCGAGGAGGAAGACTGTGAGTCTTGTAAAATTTAAGAAAGATTCAGTGGACAACAAAAATACAACGGTCAGTCAAATGACCGTCTTCAATCCAGAACAAGTTGATAGAAAGAAACAACCCATGTTTTTTGGAAAACCTTTGGGAGTTCAAAGATATGATTCGTACAAGTATCCAGTTTTTGATAAATTGACGACTCAACAACTTGGATACTTCTGGAGACCAGAAGAAGTATCACTACAGAAAGATCGTGCGGACTATCAGACACTACGCCCAGAGCAAAAGCATATTTTTACCAGCAATCTTAAGTATCAGATCATGCTGGATTCTGTACAAGGGCGCGGTCCTGGGATGGCTTTTATCCCTTACTGCTCATTACCTGAACTAGAAGCATGTATGGAAGTCTGGGGATTCATGGAAATGATCCATAGTCGTTCATATACATATCTCATTAAGAATGTTTATTCAGATCCTTCAGAGGTATTTGATACCATTCTGACTGATGATCGTATTCTTGAACGTGCCACTAGTGTGACTGAAGCATATAATGAGTTTATTAATAGTGCTCAACATTATGGAACATCCAATGATTGGCAACATGCATTAGAAGAAGTCCCATCCGCACAAGAAACAAGGTATGAACTCAAGCGCAAACTCTTCAGAGCAATTGCAAACGTTAATATTCTTGAAGGTATTCGCTTTTATGTCAGTTTCGCTTGCAGTTTTGCATTTGGCGAACTCAAGCTTATGGAAGGAAGTGCAAAAATCATCTCTCTGATCGCAAGAGATGAAAATCAGCATCTGGTAATTACCCAGAACATTCTAAATAAGTGGAGAGACGGTGATGATCCAGACATGAAGAAGATCTCCAAGGAGGAAGAACCTTGGATGATTAATACATTCAAAAATGCCGTAAATCAAGAAAAACTTTGGGCAGAATATTTGTTTAAAGATGGATCTATGATTGGTTTGAATGATAAATTGCTTCAGCAATATGTTGAATGGATTGCCAATCGCCGTATGAAAGCAATCGGTATTAAACCAGTTTATGACATTTCTGCAAAAAATAATCCACTTCCTTGGACAGAGCACTGGATTTCTTCTAAAGGACTCCAAGTTGCCCCACAAGAAACAGAAGTCGAGTCCTACATTGTTGGAGGAATCAAACAAGATGTTAAAGGAGACACCTTCGCAGGATTTAGTCTTTGAAAAAATATGGAAGAAAATGGATGAAATAGAACCTTTAACACCAATTGTTGAAGATTCTATAAAAGCATATAAAGAGGCGGCACTGTCTGATTCTTATATATTTGGTGAATATGATGGATATCAAGTATACGAGGGGGACGAGTAGTCCCTCTTTTTTTATAAATATCCATATATGGATATAATATAAAGAACAATGTCCCTGTCCCAAAAACAATTTCATGACTTCAAAAAAGTCTGTGAAGAATTTTACGAACCAAAAGAAGACCTCAATGAAGAACTGTTTGATGATATTTGTGATGAATTAATTGATGAACTCATTGAGGAAGGTTATTCTGAAGAAGATGCAGTCTTAATGATTGAGGATGCTGCTAATGATTATATTGATGAAGCAAAGGTAACTTTCGGACATGATACCCAAGCAAAAAGAGCGTCTGGTGCTCCTGTGGGTGCCCGAAGAAGGTTTGCCATGAGGAAGGCAGGAGATGCCGTGAAGAAGGCAGGAGATGCCGTCAAGGGTGCTGCTGACAGAGCAGTTGGAACTGCCAAGGCTGCCAAGGCAGGTGTTGAGATTGCTGGTACTATCGCCAAGGACGAGATAGGAAGAGCAGGTAGAAAGGCAGCACATAGTGCCACTAAGGCAGCAGATGCCGTTAAGAGTGCTCCTGGTAAGGCAAGGGACAAGGCAAAGAAAGGCATTAAGGGATTCATCAAGCGTCAGGCAGAGAAGGTCGTGAAGCGTATGAGTGAAGAGAATGTGGAGAATGAAGGTTATCAACCAATGACTCCTGATCGTACTGCACGAGTTGATAGAGCAAAGAAAAAGGCATACGATGCCGATCATCGTGCTCAATATAAGGGTGATTCTGCAGAAGCAGATAAGCAGTTCAAACGTCGCATGGCGATGGATAGCAGAACTAAAATGAGAAAAGAAGAACTAGAAGCATCAGGTCTCTTTACAGAAGAGGAGATTAATTCTATTCTAAAGGATGATGAGCAATTTGATGAAGCAATGAGTTCTTATGATCGCAATCGCAAGAGAGCAGCACAAAGAGCAGCAGCAAGAAATGCTGCCAGAGATGCTGGTAAGACTGGTGTAGTTCCTGGTGTTGGTTATGTATCTCCAAGAAGGGAGAGAGAAACTTATACTGACGAGAAAGGAACTGTTCGTCATAAGTCTGGTGCTAAGATGGAAGAGTTTGAAGCAGTTGATGAGGGACTGACTGGTGATCGTTATAAGGAGGCACTGAAGAAAGGAAAACAGTATAGTCGTATGGTAAGTGCAGATTCAGAGAAGCGTGCCACAAGAGGTGGTAGAGGCGGTGAAAGTGATTTTGGTGCAGGTGACAGAGGCACTGGTAACAAGAGTAGAAGAAGACGTGGAATGTCAGTTGGTGATGAAGACTGATACAAAACTTACATAATTCTTCAAGGGGGTTGACAACAACCCTCTTTTTTATTAGAATACCTTTGCTAGGGTTGATGGATATATAATAAGAGCTTAAACAATATGAATGGATTCATATGAAAACCCATGGATATATTTGGACAGACCTTTTACTGGGGATGATGTTCGGGACTTTTTTGGCTTTGTGTATCTCATTACCAATAAGTCCAACAAACGACAGTACATTGGGAGAAAGTACTTCTGGGCATTTAGAAAAAAAAAAAAAAAAAAAAGAAAAGTAAAAATAGAATCAGATTGGAAGAAGTATTATGGTTCTTGTCCAGAGTTAAAGGAAGATGTTAAAAAGTATGGTAAAGAGAACTTCAGTAGAGAAATACTAAGTCTTCATAAAACAAAAGGAACTTGTAACTATGAAGAAACAAAGCAATTATTTTTAAATAATGTTCTGAGTGAATCTCTTGACAACGGTGCTCCCGCATACTATAATAGCAATATTCTCGGACGCTACATGCGGAAAGATTATGGTAACTTTGGAAGACACTCTGAAAACGACTCATGATTGGGCAGTTGATAGACTGCACACTCTTTGTGAAACCGAGACGGATGATGTGCTAAAATCAGTTGAAGATGCTTATTCGATTCAATGTGAGTTTGCCGAGTGGTTAAATCCAAATATTAATGATCACGAAATTTTTTCACTAGAATATCTTGGAGATGATTAATTTATGTTAGAACTTCTTGCCTCACTTACACTTGTTGATTACCGAAACTTGGCAACAGTTGTTCAGGTAGAAGCACATCCAAATTCTGCAGATGAATATTGTGTTGCTGCTTCTGTACTAAATCGTGTACTTTCTGATAAGTTCCCTAATACGATTTCTGGAGTAATACATGCTCCGGGACAATATCAGGGATTTGATTATAACTCCTATATAGTTCCAGATCCTAGATTAATTAACAAACTAAGTTCTCCTAGTGGCAATAAAAGTATTGCCTATTGGTCAAAGATTCTAAATGGAAGAACAGATTTCAAAGGACAATCTATGTTGGGACACAGAGTACCATCTCAAGATCCCATGTGTCATTCTAAAGGAAATTTCTATCACTATCACTGGCAATGATTATTCAAAAACTTAAAGAATCAATAGGTATTTTTAGGAGAAAACAGGCAACTAGTGTTAACTGGCCAGAAGTAACAGAAAATATTGAATTAGAAGCACCATTAGTTGAATGTGAGCCAGGACATTTTACTCAAGGATATGGATCATATACCGGTATTCCGGCACCTGTATATCTTGAAGATGATGAATGGTTCGGACCTGCTCCTGTGAGAACGGAAAAGCAACTTGATTATATGGAACAAGAGATGGAAATGAAACGTCAAGAACGAAAAGAAAATTTTTCTGTTGAACCTGATGATATTCATCAAAAAATGTATGAAATCGTGACACAAAATCAAAACACTACTCTACATTTAAATCCCCCTGGCGGATCTGAAAATTTTCATGAAGGACCTGGTGGTTGGAGTTCTGGAAATGGACGGGAGCAATTCTTATGACAGAAGATTGGCGATATAGTGAAGAAAAACTTGCTCTCCGTGAACAATCATTAAAAGTTCTTCTTGCTAAATATGGTGGGCAAATGGAAGGAACTATTCCGAAATATACAACTCAATCAATGTATGAATGTGCTCATGATTGGGTTTCACAAGGTAATGTAAGCACTGCTGGTATTATTAGTTATTATAAGGCATATTATTCATGAAAAAAATTATTGCATCTTTGATTGCTACTGTAGCAATTGTTCTTCCTTCTCATTCAGATCCATTACAAGATAAAGATTTTAATACCATGCATTCAATGGGATGTATGCTCCTCAGAGAATGCACTAAAGATGTCCACAAAGTCGAAAGTATTGCTACTATTGCTGATGCTTATCCCAATAGTAGTTATGATTCTATTACTGGTGAATTCCACAGAATGCTTGTTTCTTTGGAACAAGTCGGAGTTAATGTGTTTCTAGCAGATCAAAAATATTTTCCTGTTGGACATCGTGGTGTTTATCATACTGTAGGAAATAATTTTTTCCTTAATAATGCATTCATGCATCGTCCACATGTTCTTATGAGTGTGATGCGTCATGAGGGATGGCATGCTGCACAGGATTGTATGGCAGGAACTATTAATAATAGTTTTATTGCCGTCATTAAACCTGAAGAAGAGGTTCCTAAGTTTTGGCGTAATATGGCAGAACGCACATATCCCAAATCAGCAGTACCATGGGAAGCAGAAGCAACATGGGCAGGTAAAACGGAAGGTATGACTGCTGCTGCCCTTTCTGCTTGTGCAAGAG